GAATCCGCTCGCAGTCAACCGCCTTGCTCACGGCTATAACGTCGCCGCTGGAAATTTTGGGCTCCATGCTTGAGCCGTAGACGGGGAAGCAGGCGACGCAGTCCTCAAAGCCGGGAATGGAAAGGATTCCTGCCGGCTTCTCGTCCTTCAAGTCAAGGCTTTCGGCGATGTGCGCCATCACGTCGATGTCGTAGAACGGAATTCCTTCCTCGCCGCCGCCGCTCACCAGCTCCGCCGGAATCCGCTGGGCGGACGGTGCCTCGCTTTGGAACATTTCGCCCTCGCCAGTTAGAAGCCAGTCGATGTTGATTCCCAATTTCTTGTAATTTGAATAATTCAAATTGTTGATTGATAAATTGACTTTGTTTGTCAAATACTTGGATAGACTTCCATAGTCAATTCCTAATGCGTCGCTAAAATCCTTTTTATTTGAGACCAAGCCTTTTTCAATTAGTTTGTCGTAAAGTGTTTTAAGTCTTTCTCCAATCATCGTAAAATTCCTAATTTTTTGAAAAATTTATCGGAATTTTACTTGACAAATCGTAAAAATCCGATATAATTCTAGTAAACTTACTAGAAAGGTTGATATATCAGTTTTCAAAGTTACCCAGGAAACAATGAAAACTGAAATAACAACTAATCAGAATATCGACAGAAAAGGAGGAAAACGAAAGTGAAAAGCCAAAAGACAATGACTGACAAAGAGCTAAAAGAGTTCATTGCCCAGAAAGTTGCCGAAAAAAAAGCCCTCGCGCTTGCCCGCGCTTCCAAGAAAATCACGCCGCAGCAAGGCTTGTACATCAAGTATAGGCTCAAGTGCGTTGGAACGTCTGGCGCCGACATCGCGCTTGAAGTCGGCTGCACGCCGCAGTCCGTGAGCAACGTCCTTTTAGGCAAAAGCCACAGCCAGCGCATAGAGCGCGCGGTCGCCGCCCGCCTGGGCTACCCCAGCTGGAACGACATGGTAACCGAGCTAAGGAGATCCGCCGCATGAGGGAAGATGAGAAAAAGTTCATCGAAAGCAAGTTGAGAAACATTCCCCGTGACGCGGGCGCGAAACACTACAGGGCTTCATGGTTCGCCGCAAGGAATTTTGAATGCCCCAAGCGCCACGACATCAAGCATGTCTGGGAGCGCTGCTACCTTCCGATGGCGGGTTATTGGCCGGGCGCTGACTGCCTTGACTGCGCGCAGGCTCGGCGTGAGCTGAAAGAGAATCAAAAAGCCAATAAAGAGTTCTCTTGTTGTCGGTCAAAAGCTGGGAAAGAATCTCGTCGTCCTTGCCTGTTGGAAAAAGGTTGCTTGCGTTTAAAAGAGCGTTTGAGTAAAAGCGCAGCAAAAACAAAAGCGAAAAAACGGGAAAGGCATTCTTCTTTGCCGATTCTGGAAATTTCCCTTTGCGACGGAGAAAATCTCGGAACAGCTTTAGAGCGCCTGTCGGCCCGTGAAAGAGAGAGTGGAAATACTCCAAAGGGTCGGAGTTCTCTTCCGAGACGCATTCTTCTGGCAATTGGGATTCAATTTCTTCGGCGTAGTTTTGAAATCGTCGCGCGATTTCGCGCAAATCGTTGTTCATAAGAACATTATACCACAAAAAAGGCAAGGAGATTGACAAAAATGCCAAGGACTAAAAAGGCCGCTCCGCAAGACGCTGGCGAGCAAGCCTACCAATTGACGGAGCGCGGCAAAAAGGAAGTGGCGAAGATACTGGGCAAAAAGCGTTGCCGCCGCAAGACGTTCACGGAAGAGGACGCCAAGAAAATCGCGGTCTTTTCCGCGCTTGCCAAGGCCGTTTCCGAAAACTGGCCGGGCTGGGAGCTGATCGCCAACGCAAAGGAAAAGGAGCCTTATCCGCGCGTCGGGACTCCGGTCAGGAACGTCGCCCTTTACAAGGACGGAAAGCTGATGGGCTTCCGGCTTTTGGACTTCGAGTGTTCGGCCTGCCGACTCATGCAGGACGCATGCGGCGCGTTCATGGCTGCCATGCAGCGCGCCGGGGAGGAAAAGTGAGAGACCCTAAAGGGACGGAGGACCTCGCGATAGCGAGCATGAAAAAGTTCCGGCACGACGCGAACCTGTACGTGTTTTGGCGGAACGTCTACAAAGCGGCCAGAAAGGCCAGGGAGGAACAGGAAAAGATGACGGCTGTGTGGCTGAACGGGCGGGAGCCGCCCTTCATGGAAAGCCGGATTGTGGGCGACTTGAACGTCCCCAAAATCCAAAAGGCGGTCAACTGCATGACATTCGAGGGGCTTAAGCTTTGCGCGATAGGCTACTTGCTTTGCATGCAAAAGATGGGAAGGTCGCCCAACCAAATCCGCGAGGATTTGGAAGAGGCGGCCTCAGCCGGAACGCGGATGCCGGTCAGCGTTCCGGAGCCGGATGTCAGCGACGGCGGAAAGCCAGCCGCGTGACACAAAACCAAATTTATTATAGCGCGAAAAAGGAATTCGCGCATAGGGGGAAATTATGAAAATCAAAAGCCTTCAGGATGTCGAGGAGACAATCAAGTGCGTGGCCCAGATTGACGCGGAAATCCGCGCCATCGACAACACGGCGACCGTGGCGGTCAACAAGGCCAACGAAGAGGCGGCCAGAATGTCCGCTCCGCTCGCGGCCGAGCGCGAAAAACTTTTGGCCGCGCTCAAGGATTACTCGGACGCCAACCGCTCAAAAATCTACGAGGACGGAAAGAAAAGCCGCGAGTTCATCAACGGAACAATCGGCTACCGCCAAAACCCCGACAAGGTGGAGGTTTCCGAGGACACGGCCGACCTGCTCATCAAGGCCGGCTTCCAAAACTGCGTGAAGGTCAAAAAAGAGCCGGTCAAGGCCGCCTTGAAAAATTTCGATGCCGCCCAGCAAAAGAAATTCCATGTCAGCCTTGTTCCCGGCGAGGAAACATTCTACTGCAAAGCCGCCGAAAGGACAATTCCCGAAGCCGCCGCGTGACAAAAACAATGGCTGGAGTCTTCTGGATGTCGGCTCCAGCCGGCAAAGGAGCTAATCAAAAATGAACGAAATTGTACCGTCAAACACAAGCCTAACGCCAGAGCAGGCCTTTCCCTTCCAAAAGCAAATCGACTCTTGGAACTTGGAAAGCGCGGTCAAAGAATTGCGCCCCAAGGTGGAGAGGCTTCGCAAGGCTTCCGTGGACGTCGCCCGCGACCTTTTCATAGCGCACGAGGCGCTCGCCCAAAGGGGCGGCGACCGCCGCAGCGAGGACGCGCAGACGTTCGGCTTCTGCAATTTTCTTGAGCTGGTCGGCCTTTCCAAAAAGACCGCCTACCTGTGGCTCAAGCTCTACGACCCGGTGGAAGACAAGGTGCGGACGCCGGAAGAGCTTTCCGCTCCTCCCAAGGAAAACGCGCCGGAACTGCTCGAAGCCCAAAGCGAGTTCGAGCGGCTTGTGGCCCACGCGATGGCTACCGGCGAGCGTTTGGCCGGATGGACGGACGAGCATGAGCGCGAATACAAGCGCCGCAAGGACAACGAGCGCTTCGCCGAGCTCGCCCGCGTGTGGGGCAAGCAAAAAATCAAGCTCAACTGGGGAAACGACGACTACTTCTCGCAGACGCTTCTCAAGAACGGAAGGATGTATACAAAAATCAACCTTGAGACAAAGGAGCAGATGAAGGCTCAGCTTGAAGTGTTCGACATTCTAACGGCGTTCCTTTCCAGCTTTGAGAATCCTCAAACGCGCCTTGCCGCGGTCTGCAACATAGGCTTGCGGGTGCGCCAGCTTGTTAATGAAATCGCCGAGCAGGACAAAGAGCTCAACGCCTTCAGCGGAGTCGCCTCATGAGCGGAACTGTCAGAACCGTTTTTCCGGTTACAGACAAAAAGTTTCCCCTCCGCGCGGCCGTCTACGACGAATTCAGGAAGCGCAGCCCGCTCGTCTCCAAGGCCAAGGCTTACGAGGCGATAGCGCGCAAGTTCAACATCTCCGTTCCCACCGTCCAGCGCTACGTGCGCCGCATGGCCAACGGCTCGATGTTCGCGCTTCCCGCCGGAAGGCAGGGACGGCACGTGTTCGCTTGGGACGACGAGGCCTTGAGCTTCTTCACAAACTTTCTGCTAGCGGCAATAAAGGAAGTGGGCGGATGCACGGTGCGCAACGCCTATAGGTGCGCCAAGGCGGAAGCCGAGCGCCAGGGCTGGAGCATCGGAAGCGAGGCGAGCGCCTACGTTCACGCCAGGAACATAAGTCCGGCGATGAAGATGCTCGCCAAGGGCGGGCAGCGCGCGCTGGACAATATGTTCTACATAAGCCGCGACCTGTCCAAGCTAAAGCCATTCCAGCTGATTGTAGGCGACCAGCACATCTTTGACTTTTGGTGCGAGAACCCTTACGCCAAAGGCGACAAGGACAAGTACATCCGCGCCGAATGCTACCTCTGGCTTGACATGGCCACCCGCCTTGTCTACGGAATCAGCTTCGACATCGCCTACAACACGCGCACTGTCACGCGGGCCTTGCGGATGGGAATCAAGCGCTTCGGCAAGTTCGACAGCACGTACAACGACAACGGATCCAGCGAGAAGTCGAAGCTCGCGGACGACATCGTTCAGCGCTTGCAGAATTACGGAGTGCGCTTCCTTGACGAGGCCGACTTGTACCAAGCCGAAAACAATCGCTACATCGTGGAGGACACGGAAGGCCTTGTTGTCGACGTGGCTCAGTCAAAGGCGGAGTGGGAAAAGAAGCACCGCCGCATTTTCGCCCGCGTAAAGAACGCCAAGACAAAGCCCATCGAGCGCTTTTTCAACACGCTGGAGCAAATCCTGCGCGACCAGTGCTTGCCAGGCCTTGTAAAAGGCTTGGCGATTTCCGCGCCGGAAGAGGAGCAGGCGGCCAAGCGGCTTGAGTGGCAAAAAAAGAACGGCTGCATTCTGGGCTACGACGACTTCGTCAAATGCGTCGTCCGCGCCTTGGACATCTACGAAAGCCGCGTCCATTCGTCGCTCGGCTGCTCGCCAAAGGAACGGCTGGAGGAATGCAAGCGCGAAGGCTGGATGCCGACGATGATAGACCCGCGCGACGAAGCCTACCTCTTTATGGAAAGCGCCATGCGCCAAGTGAAGGGAGACAGAATAGAGCTTAACGGCGTGGAGTACATCGGCCCCGACCTCACGCAAGAAATGGTCTTGCAAAACCGGGGAACGCTCGTCGCCTACAACCGCCAAAAGGTGGAAGTCCGTTACGACCCGGAAAACTTGGCCTTGGGCGTTTTCGCGATAGAGCCTGGAACAAACCACGCAATCGCTCTTCGCCCTGTCAAGAAAATAGACATGCTCGACGAGCGGGAAGTCGTGGAGCAGCTTGAATGGAAAAAGCGCAACATGCGCGCCGTTCAGGAAGCGTTCAAAATCGCCACCGGCGACAAGAGCGTCCGCGTCCTTTCCGAGCCGCAAAAATTCGCCGAGCTTAGAAAGTCGGAGGAGCTAGCCCAGGCGTCGGACTATAGGCTTGAAAGCAAAAAGGAGCCGGAGCCTGTTCCCGCCGTTGTAAGAAAAATTGACGCGGAGCCGCTTGAAAGCCAAGAGATTCCGCGGAGCGTGAGCCGCCAAAAGGACGACTACGGAGAAATGCCCATGTCGTTCAACCGCAGGGAAGAGAGCCTTTCGCAGGAAGATTTCCTTGAGGGAGTGGCCGAGCGGATTGGAAGCGAGTCGCTAAAGCGGGCGCAGTCGCGGCCGGTCTTCTACGACGAGCGCGAGCGCTACGAATGGACCTTGAACCAGTACCACGCGGGCGGACATCTTAGCCGCGAGGACTTGGACTTCATGCATGACTACGAAAGCCAAATGGATTCAAGGCAAGTCGCCTATTACGAATCCTATTCTAAGAAATTCATAGGGAGATGAAAATTATGGAATCAACGTTGAAAAATTGTTTGGAAAGCAACCGTCTTTCCATGCAGGACGCGGCCCGCGTCTTGGGAGTTGACAAATCTCAAATCGTCAAAATCTGCACCCAGAAATACCCCAACTGGAAGGACAAAGAGACAGAGTATGTCAAGCTCCTTAAAGACGCTGGCTACAAGAACAGTATAGCGCAAAAGATAAAAATCGACACCGACGTGTTGGTGCTCACAAGGAGCGTCACGCGCTTCCAAAACCTCGCGGACGACTTGATTGACCCGACAGGAACAATGTCCTCGTCAATCGGAATGGCCATCGGAACCGCAGAGCGCGGAAAGACCCATTGCGCCAAATGGTACGTCCAGAACAACCCCAACGCCGCCTATGTCCTTTACGTTGACGGCTCGACAAAGACGCAGCTCTTGCGCGACGTTTGCGAAGCGGTCGCCCACACCCGCCCGCACAGTTTCGGCGACTGCCTGGAAGTCTTGGAAGAGAACTGCAAGTACGCCCGTCGCCTTGTGATTATCGACGAGGCCGACAAGCTGCCGGTCCGCTACTTGGAAATTCTTCGCGCCGTCAACGAACGCTGCCAGCTTCCGTTCATGCTCGTGGGCGAGGAGGGGCTCAAGGTCAAGACCGACAGGGTTCCGCGCTTGCGCTCAAGAATCCGTAAACCGATTGTTTTGTTCGAGGTGGCAAAGGCCGTTGATGTGGCGGCTTACTACCATGAGGCCGCTGGAATCGACATCACGTTGGAAACCGCCGAACGTCTTGCCCGCCACGCGATGGGCGGCTTCCGCTCAATCGTCAACGACAGCATAGCGATAAGCAAGATGTCAAAGGCCAGCGGCCTTTCGACAATCACCGACAACATGCTGGAAAAACTCTGTGCTTAGGAGGACAGAATGAACAAGTCAATCCGCTCAAGGCTCATTACCGCGATACACGCCGCCAAGAATTCCGCTGGCTTGGACGACCAAGCCTACAGGGCCGTTCTTCACGGCGCGGTGGGAAAGGAAAGTTGCTCCGAATGCGGCGTTCAGGAATTGCGCGCCGTCCAAAAGGCGATGAATTCCGTCCTCGCCCTGCAAGGAAAAAGCCCTTGGAAACTCTATCCGCGCAACAAGGCCCCGACGCTCATTGACGCTGTCGAAGCCCGCGCGAGAAAGCTCCTTGGAGCGGATTGGAAAAAGCGCCTGGATCACTTCGCGCTCTCGAAATTCAAGAAAGAAACGTACTCCAAATGTTCCGACAACGAGCTACGCAGCGTGATGGCCTTTATGACCAACTTGGAGCGCCGGGAGCGCGAATCCAAATGAAAGAGAACTGGCTGTTTTCCACCGAAGACCTCGCGCAACCGCCCTTGACCCAAGAACAGAAAAATGACCTGATAGACCGCGTCATTCGCAACGCCCAAATCGGACACCGCTACATGTACAAGGTCAAGGAAGTTTGCGGATTCCTCCACGCCACTTACGACGAAATACAAACGCTCTTGAACTACTATAAGCTCGACTGCGTCGTAATCCGCGACACGATAATCCGCATACCGTGGTGGAGCCTTGCCGAATACCTCATAGACCCCGCCGATGACGTGGAAACAGCCATGTACGCATACCTAAAGTCGCTTCCCCACAAAACCCCGGAAGCCAAACTGTCCGCCTAACCGCGACAAGGAAGAATAGAAGCATGGATGAACTTGAAAGCGTAAAACGAAGGGTGAAGAAACTGCTCGCTCTTTCAAAATCACCAAACGAAAACGAAGCCGCGCTCGCGCTCAAAAAAGCCAACGAGTTGATGGCCGAACACAAACTAGACATCGGGCAATTCTCTGAATACACAAGGCAAACCGTAAAGGACACAAAACGCCTCATAAAATGGCGGTCCATATTGGCCAACGCCATGGAGCGGCTTTACGCTACATACCATTATGTCATCCGCGACACAGGCCAACTCTTTTTTGTCGGCGAAGAGCTAGACGCGTTTATGGCTGCCGAGATGTACAAGTATCTTGTCAAAGCTGTTCTGCGGATGACAAAGAACAACGTCCGTAAAAACGCCAAGCAAAAATTCCGCGAGTCATACCGCGAAGGATTGGCCAACCGCCTTTACGACAGAATGGAAGAACTCGGCCAACAGTGCAGCTGGCGAAACCCAAAGGAGCTCGAAGCCGCAAAAGAGAAAGTCGAAAACTTTGTCAAAGGCGAAGTCGCGATTGTCGTAAGACGCAAAAAGAGGGGCAATTCAAACCAGCGCGCGTTCGCTCGCGGAATGAGCGACGCCAACGGAATCAGCCTCAGCCGCCAAATGACCGGAAGCGGCGTTAAGGCGATAGGAGCGAGGTAAGACTATGACCTTTGACGAATGGATTGACGAGATGGGCTTTGTCGTGGACGAATCGACCCGCTTCAAAATGAAGGAAGCTTACAAAGCCGGTCGCGAGGACGTCGCCGGAGAGATAATGTCCTTTCTAGGAGCCGACCCCACCGACGGCATGAAACTCTTGCGGCGGCTCAAGCAAGAAAAATAGGAGGTGCAAGAATGACGATTACTGCGGGAACACGTTGTTACGGCCGATGCGGATGATGGTATTTCGGATATTATTGCCCGTACTGTGTCAAAAACACAAATCAAAGAGGATAGAAATTAAAAGTGAAACGAGGAAAAATCAAAATAATGATAGATGATAAGCCTGTTGATTTAAAATTCTCTACATCTCTAAAATTGGAAAAAGGCAAAGGTTTTTGCGTTCAGTATTCGGAAGGATTTCTTGGCGCAAAATATTATTACTCGCGCGATTTTCCGACATTCACAAAAGCGTATGAGTTTATGCAGAAGCTGGATCCAAAATGGAAGTACAAGAACATTCAATGTTACTCCGAAGACGGAAATTTTCGTTTTTCTATCAATCCAGATTATTACCAAGAATGCTTGGACAAGGAGAAAAACAATGACGACAGGCGTAAAAATTGATATTAAAAACATAAGTAGAAACATAACACTTCACTTAGAAATTTCTTTAAGTGAGGCTGAATATTATTTTGCGACGATGCAACAAAACATTTCAGATTTGGTTGCTGATTACAAGAAAAAATATAAAAAATTACATGGGTACTGTTCTGAATCTGATATAGAAAGATTCAAACAAGGATACATACTTAATAAAGAATTTGAACTATCTGATTTTTGTGTTGTGAGGGAGAAAAATGAGAAAGATAATTAGACTGGATTTATTGGCCGAAGGGCAGAAGGCTAAAGTCATAGAAAACTGCGCCACATGCTTCTTGAACATTCGCGACGCAGATGAATGTGACATGTGCATGCTTGGTGCGATAATTTCACAAAGCTACCACACACAGTTGGAAGGCTTTCCCGAAGGCTGCCCGTTGCCGGATTATGTAGAACAAGGAGAAAAACAATGAAGTCTAAACCTTTGCCAAAAATAAAATATATTCCAGAAATATTCTTTGGCGTTTCAGATGAAAAATCCGGATATAAGCGGGTTGTTGCATATTTAGATAAATCTTGGCATTATCCCCAAAAAGGAGAACTGCCAAGTGGTTCTCGCGTCCTTATTGCAGTAAAAAATAAAGTTGTAGGAGCAACAACAAGAACCAACTGGGGCAAAGAATTAGTATTTGTCGATGATTTTGGGAAATCCTATAGAGCAACTCAAATTTCCGCTTGGATGTACATGCCTGAGTTACCAAATAAGGATGAAAAATTTTGGAATCTTACCACAGGAGAACATAATTTTTTATAACCAACAAAATGGAGGTAAATAGAATGACGACAGGAGAATTTGCGGACAAAGTTTTCGCAATGCGGGAAGCCCAAAAGGAATACTTTAGACTTCGCACCGCCGAAGCGTTCTTGAAGGAGGTAAAATAATGCTGTTTTTTCAATTAAAAAAAGAATGGTTTGAAAAAATCAAGTCCGGCGAAAAGACGATTGAATACCGCGAAGTGAAGCCGTATTGGACGAAAAGGATTGTTCATGAACTTTTTCGTCCAGAGTTTAAGAATCTTTGCGAATCCGAAATTTACAACAAAATTTCTTCAGTTGGTTTTTCATGTAAATTTGACGCTTCTTATAAAAGTGCTTGTATTTTACGCTTGGGTTACACACCCAATAAACTAAGCGCCTTCATCTCTCTGATTGAAGTTGTTGACGGCAAGAATACTGACTTGCATGTAAATAAGCCGGTTTTTGCATTTCATCTTTCTAATGTAGCGGAGTTCAAATGGCTATAACAACAGGCGAATTTGCGGACAAAGTTTTCGCAATGCGTGAGGCCCAAAAGGAATACTTTAGACTTCGCACCGCCGAAGCGCTAATGCGTTCCAAGAGTCTTGAAAAAGAAGTCGATTCAATACTTTTAACACGCAAAAACAGACCTATAATCGCCAATTATGGCGTCATAAAGCAAGGCGTATTGCCGTTCGACAGCAACCATAGTTGGTGACAAAAATAACCGGAGGGGAAAAGAAAAAATGGACATAATCACAGAAAACGACATTGACGAAATCGCTGCAAGAGACTATCTGGCTGCCAATCGGGGCGTGGAATTGTTCCCAAGAATCCCAGAAAACCTCACCGTCTCCACCGCCGCAAAGCTCCTGCACGTGTCCGAACCGACAATCGAAAGAATGGTCGCAGACGGCCAAATAGCCCTCACAAAAACCGCCATAACAGCCTACATAGAGCGAAATTATCTAGCCAATCGCCCCATAAATTTGCCCCAAAACACCCCAAATCAACCCAAATAGCCCCGCAAAAAACATCAGTTTTTCTTACAATTTTACATCAAAATTTTTTGCAAGTGATACTAAAGGTTTTGTCAACGGAGTCAGGATTGATGTGGGCCAAAACATAAGTGTCCCAGCGCGCCACGTAAAGGCCTTCCATGTAATTTTTTCCTTCGGCGCACTTGTTTGTGTATTCTCTGGCCCGCTGGATGTTTTTTTCGCTTGGATTTTCAAGAACTTCGACAATCTCGGCGGCCTTGCTGTATCCGTCCAAAAAGTCGCAGCAACCTTCGATGTACGTTTCAATCAGCTCCGCCCTGTCCCGCGCGATTACGCTCATGTCCTCCGCGGTCTTGTCTTCAAGGATGCGGGTGATTTTTCCGTTCATAATCCTGTAGAGAAAAAATATAGAGGCAATCGATATAAATGCAAGCAGCGAGGCGATTTTCGCGCTGATTCTTGTGGTTTTCATTTATTACATTATAGCGCGCTTTTTGGAATTTTGGCGCAAAAAAACCGCCCCAGCGGGCGGCTTCTTAGGCTTGCAATCCTTTATGCTTGCAAGGCCAAAAATGCGCGACGGCTTAGCGGCCCCAAGTCATAATCAAGTCGTAGTTGTCCTCGCGGACTTCAAAATACTGGTTATGCTCGCCGCAAGT